CGTGAACAACCATCCTTCTATATATTAAATAGATTTATAAATGTTCCATTGCTGTTTTTTCCCCATGGCATTCTCTACATAAAGCAACTAAGTTTTCAATTTCATTTGTCCCTCCATTCTCTAAACTCATTATATGGTCGACTTCGAACCATGCAGATAGCTGATTTTTACAATGGCCACAGTTCCATTTTTGCTTTGATGCAACGTATTTTTTCTTTGTTTCACTAACAGACCGTTTCTTTCGTTGAGGGTTTTGTCCATGTGCTACATTTCGCCCATGCACGGTGTTTTGTCCACCACTTGTTTTAATTCTGTCTTCATACCCATAATTGTTACCATATTGTTTTGTGGTAAAATCAAGTATAGGATTTAAGAAACCACTTGTTTGTCTATCAATTGGCATAAATTTAACAAAGTTTGCCGAGTGTTTTGCCAAATGCGATGAGTTGTTTGGTTCTTTTTTGATAAATAAGTAAAAACATAATGCACTAAAGCATATAGCCATCATTTTATAATATTTTTTATAAGACAAAAGTTTATTATAATACTTTCCCTCATTATATGTATTCATTACCAAAAACCCAGTAACTATTAATAATAATAGTTCTAACTTCATATATATATATACTAATTTAATTTACATTTGTAGAGAGAATATAAGACAAGTCCACCAACCACGCATATATATATAATACGTTCTCTCCGTTTCAATTCTTCCCTAAATACAATATTTTTAGGTTTATATAAATTAACATAATTATTTACAAATTCTAGGTACGGTACTTCTTTTTTCCCTAAATCCACATTTATTTTATTATGAATATAATGTATCCATTTCAATAAACTTTCACGAGATGTTAAATAAGGTGATATAGGATTTTCATCCAGCAATATTTCAAAACGTGCAGCGATGTTTTTGTTAGGTATAAATAATGGTAGGGATGTGAAAAAGTTATAGTATTGTTTTTTTTCACCAGTTGTGGGCATTTGTGGGAATGTGAAACCAATCGTATGAATCATGAACCAATACTGAGGTCCCCAAACGCTTGGTTCATAATTGAAATTTTCCATATGATTTTAAATAATATAAAAACATTGCTTTAAACTAGATAATGTATTCGAATAACTTTTGTAATAATTGTGGATTAAAAGGTCATTTATTTCACCAATGCAAGCTTCCGATCACTAGCAATGGCATAATAATTTATAATAAACCAGAACATGAAGAAATAACCTATTTAATGATACGGCGAAAGGACAGTCTAGGATTTGTAGATTTTATGCGAGGGAAATACCATATTAATAATGAGACATATATTATGAATATAATTAATGAAATGACTATTTCTGAAAAGGAAAACATTATCAATCTTGATTTTCATGCGATGTGGAATACGCTATGGGGTGATTATGTTACAAATCAATATAAAATTGAAAAGACGGTCGCATATGAAAAATTTAGAATACTTAAAAGTGGTATTATCATAGATAATGTACTGGTTGATTTAGAAAAACTTATCAAAAACAGCAACACTCAATGGATTGAACCTGAATGGGGATTTCCGAAAGGCCGTAGAAACTATATGGAAACAGATATTAAATGTGCTATTCGAGAATTCGAAGAAGAAACAGGTTATTGCAAAAATAACATTGAAATCATACACAATCTTGCCCCATATGAAGAATCATTCATAGGTTCAAATTATAAATCATACAAACATGTATATTATATTGGTAATATAATCAATTCTAGCATAAGAGATGATTATCAAGCATCAGAGGTAAGTAAAATTGAATGGAAAACATGCGGGGATGCTATAAAATCTATTAGACGTTATAATTGCGAACGAATTGATATTTTATTAAAAATTCACAAAATAATATCATCACATGATGTACATTTTCATTGAATTTAAAAATAGAGTATTTATATATATATATATGAGTCAAATATTATATCCGGAATACAGTGACAAACATTTCAATATAGTTATTGCAAACAAGAAAGAGTTTAAAGACCATATGTATTTGGATTACAACAAACATTTACAATCAGATGATAGTTCAGAACGGAGTCGCCAATTCATGAAATATGCAAACGAGATGTGTAATACTTCATTTGAATTGGCTCCTCATCAGTACTTTGTCCATAACTTTCTCTCTATTACATCACCATATAACAGTTTACTTTTATTTCATGGACTAGGTACAGGCAAAACATGTTCAGCGATTAGCATTGCAGAAAATATGCGATTGTATAATACGTCGGCAAATGTTGTTAATAAAATAATAATTGTGGCTTCACCGAACGTACAGGAAAATTTTAAGAAAGAATTATTTGATATTAATAAACTCACAGAACACGGAAAAGGACACTACTCGTCAAATGGATGTACTGGCAATACGTTTATTAAAGAAGTCAATCCAACAAATGTTAATATTAATAAAAAAACACTGGTTGATAGAATTAATAAAATTATTAATGAGAATTATCGATTTGTTGGGTATACTAAATTTGCCAACGAAATTAATAAAATTATGGGTGTTGGAGACCAACTCACCCAAGAACAAAATCTGAGAGATTACTACGATAATCGCCTTGTTATTATTGATGAAGCACATAATATTCGCACAATTGATGAACAAGACAAGAATGCCACAGATGCACTCCATAAATTAGTGTCTGCAACACGAACTATGAGACTGTGTCTATTATCTGGCACACCAATGTACAACGACATAAAAGAAATAATTTGGTTGCTCAATATATTAAACCTAAATGATAATAATGATGCAATTTTAACAAGCGACATTTTCAACAATAAAGGTGAATTTATAAAAGAAGGTGAAAAACTCCTAATAGAGAGAATGCGGGGATATATATCTTTTGTGAGAGGCGAAAATCCTTACACATTTCCATTTAAACTTTATCCAAAAGAATTTATTACAAATTCTGATTTCATACTAAATAAATCAAAGTATCCGAATATGATGATGAATGACACTGCCATAGCTGCAACAGATGGAATAAAATATATTGATGTTTTCATGAATCAAATGGCATCTCAGCAAATATCATATTATCACAACGTTAGAGACCACATATTATCAACAAATCCTGGAATATTAGAAAGTGAACAATTAGGGTATATTGTTATTTCAGAACTAATAATGTCACTTAATATTGCATATCCATTAGTTAACACCCAGACAATGGACGAATCAACAAATAGCAGGCAACCAATATCTACACAATATAAAAAACATTTCGGTAGTATAGGACTGAATGAGTTTGTATCATATAGAGAACAAAATATGGTAAGAACAAATTATCAATATAATGATGGAATCATTGAATCATTTGGTAGGATTTTCTCTCCACAAGAAATCGGAAAATACAGTGCCAAAATCAAAAATATATCAGAGTGTATAGTTTCGTCAATTGGGATATCTCTTATTTATGCAGAACATATAGACGGTGGCATTGTCCCAATGGTTCTTGCTCTAGAAGAATTAGGATATTCCCGATATGGGAAAGGATATAATCTATTCGATCCACCACCACCACAAACACCAAAAAAAGGTAATTATGTTATTATTTGCGGAGACCCAAAATTGTCACCTGACATTGATTATGACATGAAACATTTAATAGACGACAAAAATAAAGACGGGCATAATATTAAAATTGTCATCATATCAAGAACAGGTGCAGAAGGTTTAGACTTTAAATGCATTAGACAGGTGCATATAATGGAACCTTGGTATAATATGAATCGCATAGAACAAATTATTGGGAGAGGTGTCAGAAATTGTAGTCATAAATTACTGCCACTTGAAATGAGAAATGTTGAAATTTATTTGCATGGTTCTAGAATTGATGACGATGAAGAAGCGATAGATTTATATTTATATAGATTTGCTGAAAAAAAAGCCATAAATACTGGCAAAGTAGTGCGCGTTATTAAACGCAATGCAGTTGATAGCAATCTCAATATTGCACAGATGAATTTTAATATAGAAACAATGAATGTTAATATAAAACAAATATCATCCACTGGTAAAACGATTCCAGAATATCAGGTAGGTGATAAACAATTTACATCATTATGTGATTACATGGAAAGTTGTCAATACATGTCTGTTAGTGAAAAAGATAATATTTTATTTCAAATGCAAAGCCAAAATACCGATTATTCTACGTATAGCGAGTTACATGTTAATTATGGCGGCTCTAAAATTAAAATGTTAATTAAAAAACTATTCAAAGAAAAAATGTTCTTTCATCGTGAAAAAATAATTGGACTTGTTAGAAAACACAGGAAATATTCAGATGAACAAATAGCAAATGCACTTATTGATTTAACACATGACAATGGAGAGATAGTATATGATTCTTTTGGTAGAAAAGGCAATATTATTAATATGGCAGAGTACTATTTGTTTAAACCGGTCGAGTTAGACGTTATTAATTCACATGATGATATAAAACCAGTGCATTATAAGCCACCTAAAATTTCAATTGAATTGCCTGATACGGATGATTTAATTCTCAATTCTGGCAATTCAATTGAAATTATTCTTGGTAATATCTTGAAAAAAATGAAAATATCCAAAACGAGTTTTGTCGAATTAAATGATATTAAAATTGGTGAAGATAAATCTTGGTATTATTATATTTCAGTATTACGTGGTAAAATGCTAAATATAAGTGTCTCCGAATTCGATAAAATTATTGTACATCATATGCTAGATGAATTGTTATTGTCCGATACATTAAATATCTTAACAAGTATTTATAAAATCGATACCACATCAGCTGAGAAGGATTTAAAATCAATAATTTCACTAGTAAAAGAGTATTATAATTCTATGCTATTTTTATTTGAAGGAAAACAACATATTGTCCTTTTCGATAAAGTAACTATATTATATATGTTGGATGGTGATATATGGAGAGCGATAGATGATGCGAATTTCACACGTTTTCGCAAACACAATAAGGATTTTATTGATATTTTAGAGAAAACATATCATCTTAAAACGCAATTACATAATATTATCGGAACATTTAAAGTTGCCGGTCGCGGGGCCACATCAGGAATTAACGTTTTCAAAGTAATTGATTTGACTATCAGTGGAACCGGTAGTAGATGTAGTGATAAACCGAGTAGTCAAATCATGGGAATAACAAAAGAAATTATGGGAATATCAAAAGATTTAACACCACTATATAAAAACATATTTTCGGGAGGTTATATAGAAACCAGTGAAGGGTTTTGTGTTTATAATGAGGTGTTATTACGATTATTAGATATGAAAGAACATTCTAAACGATATTTTCTAACGAATGTTGAACATGCACTCATTGCTCCTAAAAAAAGAAAATAAACACAACCATCTTTTTTCCAGCAAAATCAAATCTTTTCATTTAAACGCATTCTCACAGTGACAACAGTATTTCACTTTTTGAATGCTTTCATCAGGTAATTCAATTTCGTCTATATACCATGTATGCTCACAAATGGTATATAATTCAGATACAACCCAGTCGAGTGCTTCATCGCATCCTTTGAGCATAAGTTTCTCTATAACAATCTTAGAGTACGCATCAATTGGACTGCCAAATTTATCTGCGCTCTGAATAAGTGAATCAGATACTTGTTGGACTGAAAGTAATCCATTTTTGTGAGAAATTAGAATACGTTTGATGTTATAGAGGTCGACGGACATATTGGTTATGCATCATCCAATCTCTTGAAAAAAAAATCAATTAAATTTTTAACAACCGATATATTAAATCACATATACATTGATATGTGAGTGCTGTCATCATCATCAATATTTAATACACTGTCAACTGCACAGGTCGACAATGTAAATGGGAATGATACTTTAAGTTTAATATCTTTCTCAAATATATTTTCACCGGGTTTCATAAGTTTGAACAAATTCAGTTTTCGAAAGATTGTCTCCAAACACCTTTTAAGATTTCTAACACCTTCTTCTTTAAGAGTATATTTTTCAATAATATGTTTCATAACATCTTCTGAAATAGTGACTTCGTCTGATTTAAATTTAAGTTGCTCCAAAATTGATGGCATAATATATTTATCAGCAATAATTTTCTTTTCGGCAAGCTTATATCCTCTTGTTGAAATCCGATACATTCTGTCTTTCAAGATTGTATTTACTTTAGCTTCTTCATTGTAGCTAAATATAAAGAGACATTTGCTGAGGTCTAGTTCAATCTCAGAGAAATATTTGTCGTGAAAATGTGAATTTTGACTACTATCGGTAAGATGCGTTAGAATACTTGCAATTTCTGCACCTCTTGCTGTATCACTAATCTTATCTAATTCATCGAAATATATTACTGGATTCATTGTCTTGCACTGAATCAAAATATCAACAATTTTACCCCATGTACTTCCTTCATATGTATATGAATGTCCTTCCAGCATACTGCTATCAGTAGCACCGCCAAGTGCAATGAACGCGAATTCTCTACCAAGAATTTTACTAATTCCATCTTTGACAATGGTAGTTTTTCCTGTTCCCATTGGCCCTTTGATGGCAATAGCGCTGCCAATAGCATGTGGATTTGTAATCCATTGACCAATCATTTGCATGATTTGAATTTTAACATCATTCATTCCATACACGGCATCATCAAGTGTCTGTTTTGACTGTTCCATGAATTGATGACATTTCTCAATACCATCATCAATCGTAAGAGGTAGATTTGCATATGTATCAAATGGAATCAGCATAAATGTATCAACCCATTGTTTCAATTTATAATATTCATTTGTACCGACTTCCATAGAATCTAATGTTGTCATTTTTCTCAAAGCGATTGATTTGTAATTGATAGGAATGTTGCGATTCAATAGTGCAATTCTAAATGGGATATCATCATTATTGTAGTCTTTAATAACTTGTAGTTTTTTCAAAAGGTCATCTTGCTTTTCTGGTGAGAGACCTTTAAACATTGCTAGTTCTGATTTTTTTTTGTCACCCTTAATAATTTTACTATATTGTTTGGTATTCCGAGTGACTTGTTTTTTTTGTCGCTTTGTCTCACAAGACTGTATTTGTTTTCTCTTGTCATCGCCAATATCAATTATTTCATCAAGTAGATGTGAATTTGTATGTTGTTTTTTGAGTTCATATGCAAACGTACTCAGTTTTGTAAGAACGTCACCGTCTTCCTGAGTATAGTCAGGAGTTTTTTCTGCATCATCATCATCATCATCATCATCATCCTCATCCTCATCCTCATCATCATCCTCATCATCATCCTCATCATCATCGTCATAATCTTCATCATCATCTATGTCCACCATAATGTTAATTCCTTTTGCATATAACATTTTCCCAAGAATTTTTTGAGCCTGTTTAGATGCCAGTGAATCTGAACTATCGTCATCTGAGCTGGTTGCCGAGTCTGCCGATTTTCTTCGCCTTTTTTTACTCTGTCTGGAATAGAACTGTTTACTATTCGTGTCGGCCATTGTCTCAGT